CTAAAAAAATGGGAGCATTATTAGAATCAGGTCTTGTAGGTAACATCGGGTTGAAACACCTTAAAGTTATCAAAGAAGACACAATTAACAAGTGGGACAAATTAGGCTTTTTGGATGGTCTAAGAGGTCACTTAAAAGAAAACGTTGCACAATTATACGAAAACCAAGCATCTTACTTGATCAACGAAGCAACTTCTGACGGTCAATCAAACGGAGCGTTCGAAACAGTTGTTTTCCCAATTGTAAGAAGAGTTTTCTCTAAATTGTTGGCTAACGACATCGTATCAGTACAAGCTATGAACTTACCTATCGGTAAATTGTTCTACTTCGTACCAAGAATCCAAGGATATGCAAACGCATCTTCTGAGTATGCTAACTTATATCCTAACTCAACACCTTCTAACAGTACTGCTGGTGGTGACCACTACGCACCTATTGGATCTCCTGAAGCTGTTAACGCAGGATTAAACAATCCTAACCAAGGATACCCTGATAACGACTACTACTACAAGAAAGATCTTTATGATTTATTCTATGAAGGTAACGAAGCGTCTTTAGATCCTCCAGGATTATTTGACTACTCTAAAGGTAAGTGGACTGCAGTTACAGCTACAACAACAATCCAAGCGTGGACAGGTTCTTCGTTGGTTGACGCAGCTATCGGTGCTGGACAATTGATTCCAGCAGGTAACTACAGAAAAGTTATTGTTAAACTTTGTGGATTCGCAAGTGCAGGAGCAGGTAAATTGATCGGTCCTGATGGTAACGAAATGGACACTGAATCATTCCTTTCTGACCTTAGAATTTATGCAGCTAACGGATTCTCAGCTAACACAACTTCACCTTGTAGTGTAACAACAACAACTTACAATGGATCTACAGTATACGCACCTCTATTGTTTAGAGTTGTAACTCAAATCTACGGTAAAGGTATTGTTAAATACGGAACTAACGCAAACACACAATTCAGAAACGCAGGTGATAACAACACTCAATCATACACACCACCAACAGGTAACGGAGGTAATTACAATGATATTTGTGATAATGACGGTTGTATTTGGTTAGAAGTTGACCTTTCTTGTCCTGTATGTGCTGACTGTGACGCATCTTCATTAGATGGTTACACAGGAACAACAATCGCATCAGGTGGATCTGCTACTTCATTCACTGCATGGTATAGAAGATATGGTAACCTTGAGTTCGAAGATCAAATTGGTGAGGTTTCTTTTGACCTTGAGTCAGTAACTGTATCTGTTACAGAAAGAAAACTAAGAGCACAATGGTCTCCTGAATTAGCTCAAGACGTTGCGGCATTCCATAACATCGACGCTGAGGCTGAGTTAACAGCATTGTTATCTGAGCAAGTAGCAGCTGAGATTGACCGTGAAATCTTACGTGACTTACGTAAAGGTGCGGCATGGCAATTACGTTGGGATTACAACGGATGGAGAAGAATCAACAACCAAGTATCTTACACTCAAAAAGACTGGAACCAAACATTGATTACAGCAATCAACCAATTGTCAGCACAAATCCACAAATCTACTTTGAGAGGTGGTGCTAACTGGATCGTTGTTTCATCTGAGGTTTCTGCTATCTTTGACGATTTAGAATACTTCCACGTATCTAACGCGGCTCCTGAGCAAGATCAATACAACATGGGTATTGAAAGAGTTGGTACATTATCAGGTAGATACCAAGTTTACCGTGATCCTTACTTCCCACCAAACCAAGTTTTGATTGGACACAAAGGAACATCATTGTTAGACACAGGTTACATCTACGCTCCGTATGTACCTCTACAATTGACACCTACAATGTACAACCCATTCAACTTTACACCTATCAAAGGTATTATGACACGTTACGCTAAGAAAATGGTTAACAACCGTTTCTACGGACGTATCACAGTTGATGGAGTTAGAACATTCGACTTGAGAGAATTGAGATAATCAATTAAAACCGAATAAGAAAAAGGTCAGAGAAATCTGACCTTTTTTTATTTTATTAAAGTTCGAATTGATTTAGATATCACTTCAGATTCACCAATTGTAAACACACCTTTGGCATGTGCGGATTTAACAGACTCAATTAAATAATAAAGAGCGTGTTCTTTATCCATTGTACTTAATATAAGTTCTAAATGGTCTTCACTTAACAAGTTAATAGACCCAAATAAATTACCATAGATTTTGTTTTCTTCTTCCATAATTAAAAAGTGAGATATTTATAATTATAATATAATGGATAGATTAAATCAAATAATTAAAAGAGTTATTAAAGAGGCCACTTCACAAAGAGGAGGTTCCGCAGGTGCATACGTTACACCGGTACAACCAGGATTTAGACCTTTTAGTAAAGATAGTTTAGCACCATTTAACATATCTGTTTCTAAATATGATAACCCATTAGTCCAATACGATAGTTTAGATCATAAAATGGATTTAAGAAAAGACCAAATTGCAAAATTAGAAAAAGAAGCAAATGATATAACTAATTTTATGAGAAAACATCCTGATTTAGCAACAGGAGATGATGACGGTGGTGTTATAAACCAATATATGTATAATCATAAAACACCTAAAGGGGATAGCCCAATGAGACCTTTCACAAAAAAAGTAAAATTTAATGAGTGGGTTGATTTATCTTATGATAATTTATTATCGGAAATTAGTTCCACTGTTACAGCAGGATTATATAATGCACCATTAGAAATTGGTAAATTAGAGTGGAAAAAAAATGAATTAGATCCATTTACTGAAAAGGTTATGACAGACTTTAATAAAAAATCATTAAAGAATACCTTGAAAAATAATATTAAAAGAAACGTTGGTGTTTGGGAAAAAAATAAAGATGGTTCATATAAAAGAGATATTGACTACCCCGAGACAATCAATGAAGATTTAGCTGTTTGGTTTGGTAAAAAGAAGAAACCTAAGGGATCTTCTCAACCAAAAGGACCTTGGGTGAACATTTGTCGTAAAGTAGACGGAAAACACCCTCCCTGTGGACGACACGACACTTCTAAAGGTTCATACCCAAAATGTCGTGCCGCGGGAGTTGCTGGTAAGATGTCAGATTCAGCTAAAAGATCCGCTTGTCAACAAAAGAGAGCTGCTGAGAAAAAAGACACTCAAACTGGTAAAGGTCAAAAACCTATTATGACTTCTTACAAACCTAAAAAATAACTATTGTTCAGATATTTTATTATAAACTTTAACTAAAGAGTTTTTAATATTTGATTTCACTTCAGCCTCAGTAAGGTTTCTTCTTTTTTCAGTTTCAGTGTCATATAAATAAGTAACACGCTCAAAATCTCTACTACTCATTTTGACATCATAATGAAATACATGATTAGTAATCTCAACTCTACCAAAATCAATAAGAACAAAAAGACCTAATTCTTCATTTATAATGTACCTCTTACTAGACATTGGTGCAATCATGAAATCAGATTTTTTATGTGATATCATTTTCACAACAATCTTGAATGCGGTTTTTTCATAAGGTTCTATTTCTTCATGAGTTGGCATAGATTTTCTCATTCTTCTCGCCATTTTGACCTTAAATCTTTTGTAGAGTCTTTTAAAAAAGTTTTTCATAGTTAGTTTTTGTTTTTCTAACTACAAATATATAAAAAAATATTGATTAACAAAAAGGAAGTTAAAAAAATTTAACAATATGCTCCTGAGCATCTCTTTTTACCGTCCAATCCAGGTTTGGTTCCTTTACATACCTGAACTGCGTATCCGTTGGCGTACGCCGAAGGGTAAACGTCAAACTTAGCTTTAGCTGCGGTTTTTCCTCTTGCACAAAGCTTTGTTCCTGTTTTTTTTCTACCTTCCATCATAACATTATCTTTCATCTCAGCATCAAATTCAGAATTTGTTTCATTCATTAAAAAATCAAAAACTTGGTCTAAATTGTTTTTTGCTTCTGCGATATGATCTTGAGCCCAATCATGACCTTGATCTAATATTTCTTCGATCATATTATGATCCATTTCTAAAAGGAGATCACATTGTCTTTTCATTTGCTCTAAATTTGAAAAGAACATATATCTTGAAGATTCTTTTTCTTGTCTAGAAGGTTTG